TGGAAGCTTCCGGAACTCGTCATCCGCTCCGTATACGCTGTTTCTCAGTGCGCCCGCAACCAACCCCCAGGCCTCCATCTGCGTCATCTGCTGGGGCGACTGCATCCGATGGAGCATATCTTTCAGCTTCCCGATGGTTGGCATAAATCCGCCGGTGTCCGTGGCTATGTACGCTTTTGCAGCGGCGGCAACGGCCTCAAATGGCTCCTCGGAGAACATATCCGCCCAAAGATTGACTTTCACGTTTGCCGCCTCTTTGGACATTCCCCGGAAAGAATCGGGATAATTTGCCTGTAAAAGCGTGAGAATCTGGTACGCTTCCTGTTTATCCATTTCCAAATTCCTCCCTGTACATCTCCGCCAGACGGTCAACGCCGCTGGTATAGCCGCCCGGCTTCTGGTTTGCCGCAGGTCTAGCCGAATTCTGCTCCCTGGAGAGCCAGGAGTTGACAAAGCGCATGATCCCGGCTTTTGTTTTTCTGTTTTTGGGATTTGCCAAAAGCCAGCCACGCATACTCCGCAACTGCTGGGCTACATCCACGGCGGGATACAGACCGGACAACTCGGCAACCGTCTCCACGGAAATCTCAAAATCCGTTCCGTCAACCAGCGGAAGCACCGCCGCAGGCGGGGGGCTGCTCGGCAGCTCACCGCAAACCACCGAAGGTGGTATATAATTATCCTTTGCCTTTTCCTTTGTCTTTTCCTTTTCCTTTTCCTTTGTCTTGGTATCGTTCGTACACGGTTGTTCGCCATCGTATACGTCCGTATTCCATCGTTTGCGGATGTTATCGGAGTTTTTCTTACACCGGCTGTCGTATGTTGCCTTATCTCGGTCTATCTGTGCTTTCAAAGTTGGAAATACGAATCTTTCATTACCACGGAGTTGCGGTGCTTCGCCCATCTTGCTGTAGATTAGGCAAGCCGTGAAAAGCCTCCCCCTCTCCGTGTCATTCAGTTCCTCCATACTGTCCAGATAACTGTGATAAGCGCAGAAATATTCAATCGCCATTATCTAATCCTCTTTAATGATGGAGTACCGCGCAAAGCACGTCCGCTCTCCGTACCGATTCTTCCCGGTGACGGTTTCGCTCTTGATGGGTACGCCTTGCGCTTTCAAATCCCAGATCCTTGCACCCAGCCGGTAACAGCCGTACTCGGTAACAGCCTCGGCCTGGGTGATACTTCCATAGTCCTGCAAATGCCGCAGGATACGCTCACACTGTGTCACGGCCTTACCTCCCGTATTTCAACCTGTATGTAATCCTCGTCGTGGAAATTGTGGGAAACGCTTTTCAGCCAGCGCCGGTTGTCGTCCTCGATGACACGGCCTTTCATGGCATCCACGATCATCTTTCCCATAATTGCGTGGTTGTCGATATCCAGCCGGTCATTCCAGTAGAACGTCACGGCTACGGGCAGCTTAAAGGGTGTTCTGCGAATGCCCTGGGCGTTCATAGCCGCCAATGTCAGCCAGTGCCATAACTCGGCGTCTTTCTTCCGCAATGCCCAGTGCTTCCCGGCGTAGTACGCATTCATGCCGTACTCCTTCGCCCACTTCTTCTTTTCCGCGCCGGTCTTCGGGTAGGCGATTCTGAAAACTTCTTTTGCCACGTTTTCGCTCCTTCCTTTGGAGTTGGCGGTTTCACCTCCCACCGCCAAGGGAAAATGCAAACTGTACTGTCAATCTTTTTAGGGAAAGATTGCTTTTCCCGGCCTAGAACGGCAATTGTTCGTCCTCTCCATCCAGCTCCGCGAAGTTCGCCGCAGGGGCGGGAGCCTGATACGCCGGTGCGCTGTATCCGTTGTCAGCCCCAGAGCTGGCCTGAGTGCCGCTTTCCTTGCTGCCGCAGAAATAGATGCTGTTTACTAGAATCTCCGCCGTGCGGCGCTTCTGGCCGTTCTTGTCGGTATACTGCCGGAATTGCAGTCTGCCCGTTACTATGGCCATCTGGCCTTTGCGGAAATACTTGGCGGCGTTCTCCCCGGCGGCTCCAAAGGCGGTGCAGTCTAGGAAATCCACTTCTTTCTCGCCGGTCTGCTGGTTCTTGAAATCCCGGTCAACCGCCAAGGTGAAGCTGGTAGCAGCCTTGCCGGAATTGGTTCTGCGAAGCTCCGGGTCTCGCACCATGCGTCCGGCAATGGTGATGGTGTTAAGCATTCTCCGGTACCTCCTGAGAAATCACCTCGCCGGTGGCCTGGTCAACGTCGATGTACTCAGTCATGTCCGGGATATCTGTCATGTCGGAGGAAATATCCGTCTTTGTGGTGCCGTCCTGAGCCATACCGCGCACAAAGTCGGATTTCAGCGGGGCGTATTTCAGCACCTTTTTCAGAACGGTTTTCTTTGCCATCTCGTCAAAATTGGTCTGCCACGGGCCATCCCCGAAGCTCTTAGAGAACTTTCTCGCGTGCTCGGTAACTTCCTCGATGCTCATAACCTGAAATCCGTAGCCGCCGTCCTTGGTCTTGAACATAGCGTAGTAGGCAATGGGCTTGCCACGGTTGCTCTTGGCGGGGACGTGCCGCAGCTTCGGGTCAAGGCCAAGGGCATACTCAAACTCGTCGTTTTCGTATACGGTGTGCGCCTGAATGATGGAAACCTCACCGGAACGGTAGGCCAGATCAATAAGCCCCTTATAGCCAAGCTGGAATTGGCACTCCATCTGGCCGTGATTGCGGAAGGGAATCAGGTAAGCCTGCCCAAGAGGGGTATTCGGCTCCAAGCCCAACTGTGCGGCGGTCATCATAGCGCCAAGGAAAGACTGGGGGGTGCATTCCTTGAGCTTCGGGTTGGCGCTCAGTGCCGACAGGGTAATGCGGCTGAACCGCTCCGGGGTCATCACGCTGGGCAGTGCCGCCTGAATGGCGGGCTTCATAACCTCAATGTAGTCCTGAATGCTGCTGGGTTTCTTGCTTTTTGCTACCGCCTGTGTGGAAGCGGCGGCGTTCTGAATCATGTTTGCCATTTTTTATTCTTCCTCCTCGATAACTTTCATTTCTTTCTGCTTGTAGCACATGTGCGCCGCGTAGCTGATGGACTGCATGAGGTCAAGCTCCCGCGCCCCGCGGATGCTGCTCCATGCGTGCATGATTTCTTCTCCGTTGAAAAGGACCGCGAACCGTACCTTTTTGGGGTATACGTCCAGTTTTACGGAGTATCCGATGGTTTCACAGCCCGAAACGGCTTCCGCCTCCACTTTTTGAGGGGGGG